CCTATTCTGAGATATCCCGCATCCTCCAAACCTAATAACAAACCTTATAAATAGTAATCCCAAACCTGATATCCGCCATATGCATCATAGAAGGTTTGATATAAAAGATATTTGGTTTGGCGGTTTTTTATGTGCGTACAGGAAACCCCGCATCCTCCAAACCTAATAACAAACCTTATAAATAGTAATCCCAAACCTTATATCCGCCATATGCATCATATGAGGTTTGATGGTTTGTAGATAATTGGTTTGGCGGTTTTTTATGTGCGTAGAGGAAACCCCGCATCCTTTGTTGAAATACAACAGAATTATAATTAGTAAATTGGAGGCAGATATGAGAACAGGTATGACACAAGGGCCAAGGGCCCATAGGCTTATTAAGTCTGATTTTGAGCCATTAATATTAGATTTAACCTTAGAGAATGCAGTAATTGCATCTATCAGAAGTGCTACATGGTTAGAAGAAGCAGATTTAGGAGCAGCCCAACAAGCAGTTCTATTGGCTCAAACCATGGACCAAATGCCAGATAGAAGGCATCAATTAGCACCTATTTTGATTGGGTTATTAAGCAATTTAGGCTTAATGAACAATAGACGACAGGATTTGAGCATAACTCCACAAGAAATGCTTGCACAGATTGCAAATGGGTCTTAATTGGAGTGGTTACCCACACACTACACATCTTCCCTTGATGAAAACTTTGTTACTGATGGTGACAAGTTAATAAATGTAGTAGAAGCAATATGGAAGTTACCTGAAAAGCACAATGCTCCTCTGGTTTTAACAGATTGGCAGAAGTGGCTTATACGCAGGGTATTGGAAAGATATCCAGATGACCATGAAGACCCAGAATTAGCAGGAAGACTTAGATATAAACAGGTCTGTATCTCAATGCCAAGAAAGAATGGTAAATCTTTAATAGGTGCCCTCTTTGCACTCTATGGAATGCTCCTACATGAACCAGCACCTGAAGTTATTTCAGTAGCAGCCTCAGCAGACCAAGCAAAGATTGTTTATAGGCGATTGCTACACCAAACACAGAACTCAGACATATTGAAGTCTCTCTTTAGTAGGTCTACAGAACACAGAGGCCTATGGACTTCAGATGGCACTGGTGTTTATAAAGTAATTGCTGCTAAGGCAGGAACAGCACAAGGACTGCATCCATCCCTTGTTGTATTTGATGAATTACATGTTGCTAATGAGGATGTTTGGACTGCAATGGCTCTTGGTTCTGCAACCAGACCAGATGGCATAACAATTGGCATTACAACAGCAGGAGATGACACTTCAGGACTACTCAAGAGACTTTATGAGCGAGGGGCTAAGGCAGTAGATGAAGACCCTGCATTTGAGAGGTTTGGATTCTTTTGTTGGGAGGCTCCACAAGGCTGTGATGTATTTGATGAGCAGGAAGTAAGAAGAGCCAATCCAAATCTTGCATCTGGCCTACTTTCGTGGGCATCTGTAAAGAATGAATTAGCAACAATGCCAGAGGCAGATGCTCGTAGATATCGCCTAAACCAGTTTGTTTCAAGCATGAATGCATGGCTTCCTGTAGGTACATGGCAAGGCCTTCCTTATGGAACTTGTTCAAGAGTGCAGGTATTTGGAGTGGATAGAACTCCAGGTTGGGACCATGCAGCAATAGTTGCAGCCACTTTAGAAGATGGAGACATAGTTTCTACAGAATTAGTTGCATCATTTAATAACACCAATATTGATGAATTAGTTAGGGCTTGCGTTGGATTATCCAAGTTTGGTGCTCCATTTATTCTTGATTCTTATATTTCTTCAGACCTTGCACAAGCATTACAACAAAGAGGAATTAGGGTGCATAAGGCTACACATAAGGACTTAATCAATGGGTCAAACAACGCATATCGTAGAATTATGAGAAAGACATTAACTCATCCTCAAGATGAAATAGTGTCAGTGCAAATGCAAAGGGCAGTGCGTAAGAATGTTGGAGAGTCTTGGAAGATAACAAGAAAAGACTCAATATCAGACATAGATGCAGCATTAGCAACAATATTGGCTGTCTGGTATGTGGATACACAAATCCAAGCAACACAGATGGTTTGGTAGAGGAGACACATGGGATTTATTGACAGATTATTAGGCAGGCAGACAGAGGTTATGAACTTTGTCCCAACAGAATTAGAAGAGCGTGGTGCTTTCATTCCTTACAGGCAACCATTTGTAGTAAATGAGATTAGTGCATTACAACTTATTCCAGTTACAAGATGTATATCAGTTCTTGAAACAGCAGTTATGCAAATACCAGTTGAGGTAATGCGGGGGATTGAGAAAGTAGATTCTCCATCATGGTTACTAACACCAGATGTAGAGAACAATGTAACTCAAGCAGAATTTCTTGGACAAACAGTTGTATCAATGGCTATCTATGGAAATGCATACTGGAAGATTTATAAAGGTGTAAGAGGAATAGCAAGTCTTGAATTGATACCTGCACATTGGGTGAACATAGAACAAAACACAAGAGGAGACCTTGAGTACTCAATTAATGGAGTAAAGCAGGCCACAGGCACTGTTAGACACCTTAAATTGTTTAGTATTCCTGGGGATATATATGGTCAAGGACCACTACAAAGACATAAGCACATTATTCAATCTGCTACAGACTTACAGAACTATGCAGACCAATGGTTCAAAGTTGCAGCAGTACCAACAGGCACACTAACAACTACAGAGTTTCTTTCTGCAGATATTGCCCTTGCTAACAAGAAGGCATTCATTGATTCACAGAAAGAAAGAACTGTTGCAGTACTTTCATCAGGACTTCAGTACAACCCAATTGCACTCAATCCTGAAGAGGCACAGTTCTTGGCTAATCAGACATTCACTACAAGGCAGATAGCAAATATGTTTGGTGTTCCAAGTATGTATCTTGGACTTTCAGTAGAAGGTTCAGGGCTTACATATACAAATGGCAATGAGGATAGACAGAAACTTTATGAAGATGGACTACAGCAATACATAGTCCGTATTCAGCAAGCATTGTCTGACTTGTTACCAAGAGGCCAGAAGGCTGAATTTAATATGACAGGGTTCTTAAGACCCAATGTATTAAATAGATATCAAAGTTATGCCATTGGTTTAGATAAGAGATTCCTAACAGTTAATGAAGTTAGAGAATCAGAAGGTATGCCACCAGTAAATGAAGCAGACCTACCACCAATGCCACAACCAGCAGTTCAAGCAAATCCTCAACAGGTTGCTAACCAACCTGCAATCTAAAATGAGGATATGGAGAAAATAATGGAAAACAGAAGTTTTGAAATCAGAGAAACAAATCAAGAAACCAGAGAAGTCATTGGTATGGCAGTTCCTTTTGATGAGGTAATTGATATTGGAGGGGGAGACAGTGAGCAATTCGTAAGAGGCTCAGTTGACCTTGACTCACATGTAAAACTATTTAGAGACCACAAAGAAGTCATTGGGAAAGTAAACCTAATGGAAGAAAGAGAAGATGGTCTCTGGATTAAAGCAAAAATTAGCAACACCAAACTTGGGGATGAAACCCTTGAATTAGTTAAGGATGGTGCTATTCGCTCATTCTCAGTTGGATTTATTCCAATGGTAGATGAGAAGAAGGACAGAACAATCATACGCAAAAAGGTAAATCTCAAAGAAGTTTCTTTGGTGGCATTCCCTGCATATGAAAACGCCTCAGTGACTGAGGTTAGAGAAATCAAGGAGGAAACAAATAATATGGAAACAACAACAACACCTGATTACTCTTCAGAAATCGCTGAAGTGCGTAATCATGCAGAAGAGTTGGAAAGACGCTTAGAGGTCCTATCAGCAGATAAGACACAGGCTCCAACTGCACCACAATTTCGTTCATTTGGTGAGTTCGTAAAATCAGTAGCAACAGGTGAAGACAATGGTCTAACACTTGCTCGTGCATTTGCAGACACTCACTCAGTAATGGCAGACAGCATTCTAAAGAACGCATGGGTAAATGAAACTATCCGCATTCTTGACAATGGTCGCCCAACTTACAATGTATTTGCTTCAGCACCACTTCCAGCAGATGGAATGACACTGGAGTACCCACTACTTAATTCTGATACTTCAGCAATTGAAGAGCAGGAAGCAGAAGGAGATGCACTTACTTTTGGTAAGATTGACTTGACTTCAGCAACAGCACCAATCAAGACTTATGGTGGATACACAGCAATGACACGCCAATTAATTGAGCGTTCATCTGTTGCTTATGTAGATGCAGCATTCAGAGCAATGGCAGCAGCCTATGCAAAGAAGACAAACAATGTCGTTAAGGCATACATCAACTCACTTGCAACTACTTCAACATCATCTGTTGCAGCATGGTCTGCAGATGCAATCATTGAAATGCTTGCAGATTCAGCAACAAAGGTAAACAATGAAACAGGTAAAGCACTTGAGTTCATTCTTTGCTCATCTGATGTATTCAAGCAACTTGCTAAGCAGGTTGATGGAGTTGCTCGCCCAATCGCAGCAGCAACCAACCCTTCAAATGGATTTGGTTCAATCAATCCAGTAGGACTCACAGGAAACATTGCAGGTCTACCAATCGTTGTAGACCCATCACTTGCTAATGGAACACTTCTAACAGGTGCTTCATCTGCAATCACAACCTATGAATCTGCAGGAGCACCTTTCCGTCTCAATGATGGAGATATCACAAACCTAACTCAGACATTCTCTGTTTATGGCTATCTTGCAGTTGCAGGACATGACCCTAAAGCACTTGTCAAAGTTGGAAATCCACTGGACTAATTAGGGGACATTAAATGGACTGGACAGACTTAAAGGCCTATGTAGGTGCTTCAGACTTAGATAATGAGTTTGCTGAGGAATGTTGGGATACTGCTGTTGACTTAATTGCATCTTATGTGCAATCAACAAAAGTTCCTACACAGATACTCAAGCGTTGCTACCTTGAAGTTGGTTCAGAATTATTTCACAGACGCTCTGCTCCAATGGGAATCTCGCAATACTCAGCATATGACGGAGCACCAATCCGTATTGCAAGAGACCCATTAGCAGGTGTCTACCCTTTACTTAATCGTTACATGGTGAGGTTTGCATGAACATAGCAGGCATCAAAGAAGATATTGCAAATATTTTAAGAGATGAATTGCAGAATGTTTATAAATTCTCACCAGCAAGACCAACTGCACCTTGTGCAATCATTGAAGCAGGTATCCCATTCATCAGTGTTAATGATGATGAATATGATGCCATTTATTCAACACAATGGAGAGTCTTACTACTTGTACCAACAGCACAAAATGATGTTGAGACAACAGCCTTAGACACTTTATTGGATGCACTTATCCCAGCAATATGGGCTAACACAGCAGTATCAAAATTAGATGTTGACAAGCCATTCCTTACAGAAGCGAATGCAGCAACATACTTAAGCACTCACATTAACATTTCAATAGATACACAAGGAGGACAATAAAATGTCAAGATTAAAAGGAAAGAGCATTGTGTTCAAAGTTGGGGGCACTGATTATGCAGGCTCTGTTAAGTCAGTAGTATTCTCTTCAGAAGTTGGAGAGTTAGGGTTTGGAGATTATTCAGACTCACTTGATTACAGCGCAGCAATAACAGGCTTCCAAGACTTTGCAGCAAACAGCCTATGGACACAATTATTTGCAAACCCAGGAGCATCACTGTCTCTTGTATTTGCACCACATGGAAATGCAA